CGAAGGCGCAAGTGTAACTATTACCTTAACTACTACTAACGTAAACAATGGTACCAGTGTGCCATATACCATTACAGGAACTGGGATTACTGCGGCAGACTTGGGATTGGGTAGCTTAACCGGGTCTTTTACTGTCAACTCTAATACTGCCTCGCTGGTAATTGCTGTAGCCAATGATTTTACCACAGAAGGCCTAGAAACATTTACAGTGACCCTAAACAGCATTACTCCAGCTGTCACAGTAAGCGTAAGCATTACAGACAGTTCAACCAGCGTACTTGACGGTGGCGGCCCAGGTTCTACTTTTGATGTAGTATTAGATGGCGGTGACCCAAGTTCTACTTTCACAGTGATTATCGATGGCGGTACACCGTAACCCAAAAACGCATAAATAACAACGATAGAGGATTTTTAACATGCCCCAACAAATTATATTGAGAAAAGGAACTGCTGCGGAGTGGACAGCAGCAGGTACTGTTGTGTTAGCAGCAGGCGAACCAGGATTTGAAAGAGATACCGGTAGATTTAAAATTGGTAACGGTACACAAGCGTGGACCGCATTGCCCTATGCTGTGGGAACTATTCCTGTTAATCTAGCAGATCTTGCGGATGTAACCAGCGCCACACCAACTTCTGGACAAGTTCTAAAATGGAACGGCAGTGCCTGGGCGCCTGCAGCTGACGCAACGGGTGGCGGTGGCACAGGCACAACATATGGTATAAGTTCAGAATTAACAGCAGGCGGTGCAAATTTACGTTTAACCGGAAGTGATGCTAGTACAGATAACGTTAAAATTGCCGGTGGTACTGGAATTTCTGTAAATCGCACAGATGCTAATACAATAACTATTACCAACGATGTCGCTGACTCCAATACAACTTACTCTATCAATAATTCAACATCAGGGTTGTCCGGTGGAATCGATTTAAATCTAGTAGGGAGTAACAGTGTAACTGATACAGTATCATTGACTCCTGGTCCAAATATATATCTAACAAGAACCAATGCTGATGTTTTTGTAGTTGGATCGGCATCATATGCGTTGAACACTACACAACAAACAAGCCCGCTTGGTGCAACTTATGGACAAACACAATTCACTCGTTCATTTAACGGCTCAGATAATGCACAGAGTACATTAATAATTAAATCTCTTGATAGTAATTTAGTCGTGACAGCTAGCCAAAATAGCAGTACTAGCACAATTACTATTGCTAACCCAAGTCGTGTTAATCCATCAACCCTGGGCACTGGCGAAGTGGCCATCTATTCAGGCGGTGCATCAACGCAAATTCTAAACCCGCAATCTATAATGTCAATTGCCAGTGGCGCAGCTGAATCAGTTACAATTTCTGGAAACTTAATTATTCAGAGAGATAGTTATAGTGCTTCTAGCCAAGCAGGTGTATTGTTTAAGCAACACCATGCTACAGCGGATGCGGTGGGTGTTAATTTTTATAGAGGTCGAGGTACTGGTGCAGCACCTACTGCTACAGTGTCAGGTGACGATATTATTGATTTTGGATTTTTAGGTTATGATGGTACTGCTATCAGTGCCTCTGCTGGAATAAGTGTAATCACTACTGGCACTATTAGTACTGGTATCATACCGGCTAAATTCCAATTTTCCACTCGTAACCAAGCTGGCGTTTTTACAGCGCGAGTTGAAATTAGTGCTGAAGGTGTGCTACAATGTAACACAATTGCAAATTTATCAGGCAGTGACATAACATTTAGTCCGTCGGGTGTTGTTAGACTTCCAGTAGGCTCTACTGTGGGCGGCGTCCTAATTGGTAGTATCATAATTAAAGGAACTGTTGCTACATCAGCTAGTCTGCCAGGTGGTGCTGCCACAGGCGATGCCTATGTTGCACTAAGCCCAACTCCAACTAAATTATGGACTTGGAACGGTAGTGCTTGGGTCGATCTAGGCACTTTCCAAGGACCAGCAGGTTCTAACGGTACTAACGGTCAGGGCGTGCCTACAGGCGGCACAGTTGGTCAAGTACTATCCAAAATAGATAGTTCAAATTATAATACACAATGGACTACATTGTCCACAGTGGCTACTAGTGGCGCATATGCTGACCTTAGCGGAACTCCTAGTATACCTGCAGCCTACGCTTCAACCAGTATCGATGCGCTGAGTGATGTTGACACAACCACTAGTGCTCCTACCAATGGTCAAGCACTTGTTTGGAATTCTGCTAGTAGCAAATGGTTGCCAGGCGCTGCCGCAGGCAGTGGCGACATGGTGGGGCCGGCCAGTGCCACAGACAATGCTCTAGTGAGATTTGATGGAACAACTGGAAAATTGAGTCAAACCAGTTTGGTCACAGTGAGCGATACGGGAGCAATCACAGCACCGGGTGTGGGATCAGTGATACCATTTTACTATGCTGATCAAACAGCCTTTCCCAGTGCCACTACCTATCACGGTGCTATTGCTCACAGTCACGCAGATGGCAAGATGTATTTTGCACACAGCGCCACATGGAACGCATTGGCCAATGCCAGCGAGTTGCCGGCAGCATATTCGGCTACCAGTATCAACGCACTGAGTGATGTCGACACTGCTACAGCCGCTCCGTCTAACGGTCAAGCATTGGTGTGGAACAGTGTTCGCAGCAATTGGGAACCAGGCACAGTATCAGGTGGTGGTGTAACTTATGGCATATCAGCAGAAACCAATGCTAGTGGTGCAGACATAAGGCTCACAGGTTCAAATGCCAGCACAGACAACTTAACCATAGCTGCAGGTACCAATGTAACTGTAACACGCACAGACGCCAACACCATTACCATTGCCAGCAGTAGCGGAGGTGGCAGCATGGCCGCTCGCGGTGTTGTGGCTGGAACAACTGCATCTCTAGCTGATGCGGCCACCGGCAACGTTGCCATTACAGGATTCAAATCATATGCTCTACTCAAAATGGTAGTGGATCAACCAGCATGGGTTAGGATTTATACTGATACTGCCAGCAGAAGTGCTGATGCTAGTAGAGCTGAAGGTGTTGATCCAACACCGGGTAGCGGAGTTATTGCCGAAGTTATTACCACTAGTGCAGCACAAACTGTTTTAATTAGTCCAGGAACAATAGGCTTCAACAACGAAGGTACACCAACTACTAGTATTCCAATTGCTGTAACAAACAAGAGTGGAACTACTAGAACTATCACAGTTACCCTGACTGTACTACAACTAGAAGCATGATATGCAACAAGTTCTTAGAGAATTTATTGTAACCCTTAGAAATAAAGATGACCTAGCACAATTTTATTCTGAGATGGCAACTGAAGGGACTATTAATAATGTGCCTTCAAGAATAGTAGAGTGTGTGAATCTACGACCCATTAGTAGAAATACACATTATTTGTTATCAGCAGACGAAGTTGATCAACTACGTAATGATCCAAGAGTTGAAGCCATAACACTAACTCCAAAGTTAATGGGCGCAAAATCTGTGCTACATGCGAGTCAAACTGCCACTTGGAGTAGGAGTGATTCAATCGCTGTGGGCAATCGAAATTGGGGATTGTATAGATCCACTATTGCTGACAATGTTGTTGGCTGGGGGTCTGAGGGATCACAAGGCGACGAAACTGCCACTGCTGTAATTTCAGGTACCGGAAAAAACGTAGACGTTGTTGTAGTGGATCAAATTATTGATCCCAGTCACAGTGAGTTCGGCGCTCGGTCCCAACAGTATGATTGGTTTGCCAATCATAATTTAAGTGCGTGGCCTGCAAATCCCGATGGCACCTACAACTATTACGAAACTGTACCAGGTGACGGATACGCAGGAACAAACAATCACGCAACTCATGTTGCAGGTATTATAGGTGGTGCCACACAAGGCTGGGCCAGAGATGCTGACATATATAATTTTAGACATGATCAAGGAAATTTAGATCCAGGATTGTACACGCCTTCAAATTATATATTTGATTATATAAGAGCATTCCACAATGCCAAAAGTGTAAATCCAGCAACTGGAAGACGTAATCCGACTATAGTTAATAACAGTTGGGGACTTGGAATTAGTCCAACTTTGCGTAATAGTGTTACGGGCGGCAACAATTCGATTATTAGTAAAATTTATTACAGAGGTTCGTTTGTAACACCTGACAGTTTAGGAAATACTCCTTTAGATACAGGTTATAGCGGAGTATGTACTGCCACTATTAGAGCATCAACACTGGCCAATTTATCCAATGGCGGTAACAGAATAACTACATCTAGCAGTACCGCTGCTGGCGTTTCCAGCATACCTAAAAGTATGCAAGGTACTAGTGGACTAACCAACGCAGGTGTACCCACAAGCAGCAGTGCCGGTGGTGTTGATGTCTATGATGATGCCTATTGGGCATTGCCGTTGCCTTTTGATATTACATATTTTAGTAATACTGGTACTAGTAATTACGGGCCTAGCCAAACTGGTAACAGCCGAAATGTACATGTAAGCTCTAATAGTTTTGTTACCTTTGGAGGTAACCCAGCGTCCGATTGCTACAAAGTCGACCCAGCTTCTGGAAACCCTGCTACAAGAAAAATAATCATTAGTGGTGGGGATAGAAGCTGTCAACGATTATGGTATGGTACCAAGGGTACCAGCGGAAGCAGAACATTTGTAATTAGATTCGAAGGACACGATGGAGCAAATGGAGGAGTACTAGGAACTCCTACCATGTTGTGGGAAATGACATTTTACGAAGCAACACCTAATCAAATTGATGTACACGTGGATCAAAATGCTGCGTTCCGTGGAGAGTTTTCACCAGCACAATTGGAACAATACGGTATTATGCAAGGCGGAGATGCTGCACCTTACCGAGATGCCAGCATGGATGCTGATGTGGTTGACTGTATAAACGATGGTATAGTTTTTGTAGGTTCGGCAGGTAATGGCGGTTTTAAACTAGATGTGCCGGCTGGACTAGATTACAATAATTATTATTTAGACAACGGTGAAGCTATTTACTATCATAGAGGTTCTAGCCCTAACGCAGCTAGTACCAGCGTAATTATAGTAGGAGCATTGGATAGTGCCAGTAATGAAAATAAAACACAAGCAAGTAATACTGGACCTCGAGTAGATTTATATGCTGCGGGAAAAAATGTTATCAGTAGTGTATATGATGGCACTGGAGGAACTGGCGGAAATACTGCAGGAATTGTAGTTGAAGGCGGCGACAATTATCAAAAGTATAATGGTACTAGCATGGCATCGGCACAAGTTGCTGGAGCACTGGCAGTAGCATTAGAAACATACCCCAGGATGAACCAAGCAGATGCTAAAAACTATATCTTAGGTTATGCTCAAAGTGGCAAGATGACAGACAGTGGCGGTGGGTTCACAGATTCTAATAGTTTACAAGGCGGAAACAATCGAATACTTTTTCATAAGGTGGAACGTGCTACATCAGGAAATACGTTTCCCAAACTTAACTGTAAACCAAGGCCTGCTAGTGGCATGGTGTTTCCAAGACTTAAAATTTACAAATCTTAAAGACTATGTCAGAGTCTATTAAAAAATATACAGAAACAAAAGAGTATATTGTTACTTTAAAAAGTAGCGATAATCTTGATTCATTTTATGCCGAGATGGCAGACTATGGTAGATTCGAAGGAAGTACAGCACCCGAGCGTGCAGTTTCTTGCGTGGATCAAAAACCGTTTAGCAGAAGCACACACTATATGCTAACCGACTGGGAAGTAATGGAACTAAAACAAGATGTTAGAGTTGAAAGTGTGTCAATACATTCTAGCTATCTAGGCATGAAGCCTGGCACATTTGCCACCACAACACAGACTAGTAGCTTTTGGAATAAATCAGGAACTACATCTAACAACATGTTGAATTGGGCATTGTTGAGATGTACAGAAGGCGCTAATAGATCAGGTTGGGGCAGTGACGGAACTGCTAACCAGACAGCCACAGTACAAATAACATCAACAGGGAAAAATGTAGATGTAGTTATTGTAGATGCTGGTAATCCAGATAGCGCACATCCAGAATATGCTGTTAACGCCAACGGCACCGGCGGCACAAGGATGTTAAACTACAATTGGTTTCAACACAATCTTGCTGTGAGAGGAACAGCTCCTGGAACATATAGTAAGCCAACACACAGTCACAGTGTACACGTAAGCGGCACAGTTGCTGGTAATACTCAAGGCTGGGCAAGAGACGCTAACATCTATAACATTTATTATGATGCAGGTGATAGCGGAGACTTTAGTTACGTATTCGGTTACATAAAAGAATTTCACAAAGCCAAAAGCCTAAATCCAGCAACTGGAAGACGTAATCCAACTATATGTAACAACAGTTGGGGGCAAAGTATTTTTCCTAGCGATTGGAGCATGACTGATATTACAGCAGTCACTTACAGAGGTATACGATATACGCCAAGCGGTGCTACTACATATACTGGTTATAGCGGTGTTTGTAACTCTAATGAAAGATTGGCTGTGTTGTTGGGATTTGAAAACTTTGGAAATAGAATTACAACTACTGGGCCGTATACACCGCCTGGAGGCAGTATTTTAACTAAACCCGCTAGTTGGTCTCAAGAAGGACAGCAAGCCTACCTAACGCTATTATCTGCGCCTGCTGCCAGCTACGAAGTTACAGTTCAAGGACCTGCAGATATCAGTTTGGTAAACAACGTTGCTGCAGAGGCTTTTAGCGGAACAGTTAGTTTAACAAGCAGCATTACTATTAAAAAATCTGATAACAGTGTAGTTGATACTTTCACTCAAGGCCCGTTTAGTGACATAGCTGTAGAAACTGATATTAGACAAGACTTTAGTTTAGTGGAAACTGACGTATATACCATCGTATTTGACACAACACTGGATCTAACTAACGGTGTAACTCCTACCATTGCGGTTGCCATGAGTTTGTTGGTAAACACTACATCGACCGGTACCGCGGCAACAGTGACATCAATAACTAATGGTTTGATAGGTGCAGCTTCTTTAGCCAGCAGTACTACTCCGACAACAGGAAATAATGATGATGGGTATTGGACGTTGGCGTTGCCATTTAGTATTACATTTTTAGGCAACACATATAGCACTATCTACGTTAGCACTAATCATTATGTGACTTTCGGCAGTGGCTCAACTATCTATACTGGGTTAGGGCCAGCAAGTCCAAACCTTCCAAAAATCATGTGGTCGTGCGCTGACAACAGCGTACAACGAATATACTACGGTGTTGAAGGTACTTCACCTAATAGAACATACAGAGTGAGATTGGAAGGAACAGCTTCAACTTACGGCACTGTTGGTAGTCCAAGCATCGTTAACGAATTTGTGTTTTATGAAGCAACACCCAGTCAAATTGATCTTCAGTTGGGTGCCAATGCTAGAAAAACTGTGGGTGGTGGATTTACCACGGAACAATTGAATGGTTGGGGATTTATATCAGGACAACGTATTCCCGCTCGCGTACCGGGGTGCGATGCTGACATAGTTGATGCTATAGCAGAAGGTGTTATCATGGTAGGAGCAGCTGGCAACGGATTATGGAAACATGATGTACCAGGTGGCTTGGATTGGGACAACACATTTGAAATGGCTAGCAGATATCCAGCCAGTGTTGCTAATCCCTATTACTACATGCGAGGCACCAGCCCCACAGCCAACGATACTGCTATCCCAAATATATGTGTGGGCGCAATAGATGTCAACAGCAGTGACCAAAAGAGTTATTATAGCGATTGTGGACCGGGTGTGGACATTTGGGCACCTGGTACTAATATTATCAGTGCGTATCTAAGTGGTATAGGCGATAGCAGAAATGGCTCATACCTACTGGGTAAAATTAGCGGAACCAGTATGGCAAGCCCAAATGTATGCGGAGTGTTGGCCTGTGCTTTGGAACAAAATCCTCACTGGAATCAAGTTCAAGCAAAGGCCTATATTACAGGTGTTGCTAAACAAGGGCAAGTAAGTGCTTCAACTGGTGGACCTACTGACATTAGGGATCTACAAGGAGCACCTAATCTATACTTGTATTACAAAAAAGAACGTCCCACAGAAGGGCAAACAGTGCCCAAACTGGCGCAAGGTGTTAGACCCAGCTCAGGATTTCTTTATCCCAGAACTAGAATTTTTAGATT